AATTTAACAGCACCCCAAAATAGTGGGGGTACTCGCTGCGTCTGTGCCTGAGTTTCCTCATTACGCGTTCGTCTGCACAGCATCCGCTTTCCCCCCGTAAACATCAGAACGGTACGTCTTCATCGTCATCACGAACACGGGGGTCTACCCGTGGCTTACGGTACGCAGGTACTACCTCCACTACCTCTGCACGATGCTCCAGCCTCTCTTCCATACGCTTGCGCTTAGTCCAGTTATCTTCTTTTAACGACAGCAAAGTAGTGCCTTTGGAAGTGTTGCGCTGCCAGACTGCGAACTTGAGTTTCTCGCCAGCTTTGTAGTCCATCTCTAGGACGATAAAGCCTTTGTAGTCCGGCCCCTTCTCGCTCTTCTTCTCTTCCTCCCAATAGGCCACTCCTGACCCTGGCATCTCTTTGTGTTGATTGCTCATGCTATTTTCCTTTCTGTAGTGTGTAACAGGCGTAGTCTTTCCCGTGTGCGCTAACCATCTTTGTAAAGATGTTATGTCCCTCTTTTCTAAGAACTTCGATATGGGCAGCAAGCCGGAAACTACCATATTCATTCAGTGCCTCTATAGGAGTTATCGACCTGCCGCTTTCTAGGTGTCGCAGAATGTTTCCTCTCTGTGTTCCAACTCGGGACTTGGTTGGGACGTACCCTGCTTTGGGGATACAGGAACTCCAGCGTTGACCATCAAGGCCTTAATCTTGAGTTTCTGCATATTGTCCAACTCATCCAACAACCCCATGTTGACTGCTTTCAGACCGTCTAGCTTCTCAGCTTTCATGTCTTCCGGCATCTTGGTAGAACGTGCGACACGGGCAAGCATGTCAACGTATCCTGCCATCCACTCATCTACCGTGTGATAGCGGTTGTACGGCGCATCATTGCCTGGCACATACAGGCAGTAAGCACCATCCGGCTCTTTAGGAGGCTCCACCACCTCTGCCATTCCCATGTCCTTAGCTGGCGCTGGTTGGAAGTCCTGCACCTCTTCCGGTGTGTAGACACCCACCACGCAGCCTGGATACACAGCGCGGATACCTTCTGAGATACACCGTGCGCGCAGCATGGCGCGGGGATAGTTTCTCCAGTTGTCCTTGCTGGCAATACCAATCTGCTTGGCATGTGACAGCAGCCACGTCACTGACAGACTGCCACCAGACGGGTGAGAGAACGTGCCTGTCACCTCTTGGTCTGTGTACACATCCCACTTGACAGCACCACCAGCCTGTTGGAAACGGGCAAGCATGGCATCTGCTTTCAGCGCAGGACGGCCTTGGATGACATGGTAATCACGCATAGCGATAGCAGGGTGCAGCCCCTCGCCCTGACACAGCAGCATGATGGCTAATGCTTCTTGAGGGTTCTTGAACCCAAACATCTTGCTGCTGGCGGCTACCTCTGCCATCTGCTGCATGTCTTGGTAGGGAATGATATTACTCATCTTTTTTGCTCCTTGCCTTCATCATTGCGTCTGCCATCATGTATGCAAGTTCTGATGATGCTTTAATGTATTTGTCAAACTCAGCTTGTTGTGTTTCTGTCAAATTGCCAATTGAGTTAAGAGTTAGTGTTTGTGGAAAACAACCTATCTTTTCGTGACAAGCAGCAGCAAAGTAGTCGCGCAAGTCCATACCCTCGCTGCTGGCTGTCAGACCAGTAGTGGGGTGCTTGTGGGAATAGGGATATGCTTTCATGCTGGTTTCCTTCCAGGTTTAGCACGGGGTGTGCCGTCTTTCTTAGAGCCGTAGGGGTGGCATTCGTTAATGTGATTCTCAATTCGTGAGAAAAGAAAATTCAGTTTCTCTTGCTGTGCATTCAGCTTAGATTTCAACCCTATGATTTCCATCCTTAGCTGTTCTTTTTCATTGGCAAACATAAACATGTGAACCTCACTTGACTAGGAAACGGCGGGAACCAGGCATCTCGCGGACGAACTGGCGGTAAATGTCGGGCATGGCGCTCTCGAACAGCTTGGCATCAAACTTTTGTGAGGACTTGGCAGACTTCCAAGTAGCCAGCACATTGCCGTCAATAGAGGCCAGCGTAGCCTTGTCTTCCATGTAGCCCTGCACTAGCGTCTGGAACTGGTCTTCTCGGGCTTCTAAGGCCTTTATTTCACGCTTTATCGCACCCAGCATACGCACGGCATCCTCCACGCTTGCAGAGGCTAATTTCGTGCCTTCTGTGCTGACAGGGTACAGAGCCTTGGCTTGGTCAACAGACTCAGGAGGAAGGGCAGTACCGCCGACAACGTGCGCCCACAGGACAGCCATCTCTTGAATGTGCTTCTCCTTCATCTCCTCTGTAATTTCCGCAGGAATGAGGACAAACTCTTGACCACCGAATAGCACAGCCAAGTAAACTTTCGAGACACCAAAGACTGTTGCTTCGTGCACAAGTTGAGCCATATCCGCAGGAGGCATAAGTCCACTGTCAGGGTCAAACTTACTGCGCGTTGCTGCGTTGTAATTTTTAGCCTCGACCAAAATTGTTTGACCATTTTCTTTTCCCGCAAAATCAAAGTGACTACGCAGCCATGACTCTTTAGGGTGTGTCAAAGCCTCCTCTATCTTGGTTAACTCCACTTGCAGCTTGCTCTGCGCCAGCCGCCCTATCACTGGTTCCATGATGTGACCCATCTGCACAGCCTCCACGCCTGACAGGTCAGGACGCTCTACCTTGCCTTGTTTGACAAGGATGGCTTCGTTAGCACGGCCTTGGGCAGCTAGACGGCTATCGCCTGACCACCAGGCACTGTTGCGGGTTTCGGGGGAAAAGTCAGACATTGGTAGCCTCCTCAAAGTATTGAGCATCAGAGCCGCATTTCTGGGGCATCTGGCTTCCACGGGCAACAGCGCAGAACAGCATGGTGCTGCGGTCTATCTTGCCTGTAACGGGGGATATGCTGGCAGTCTGGGCGCAGCGAGCATATTGGTGAGATTCGTCATCCCGTTGGGCGGGTGAGAAATGCTTGCAATTTACACAGTATTTATTCATAAGAAACTTTCATTGTTAAGTGGGGAACGTCCCACGGGTAGGATTATAAGCGTATAAAGTTATGCGTTGTCAACTCCTTTCATGTGTTTTTTTCCAACAAGATGCGTTCTAAGACTTCCATGCTTGTTTGGATGTCTTCGTGCAGGTAGTCGGGCAAGCCCTTGTTGCTCATGGCCCAAGACTCCAGTGCTGATAGAAGTTTGAGGGCTTGTATGGCTTCTGGTTTGGTCATGTGTTCTTCTCCTTTAGTTTGGCTTCAATGTATCGGGCAAATTCGTCATATGTCCAGTGTGCAGTCGAGTCAATCTTGTATCTCAATTCTTGAATCTCCTCATCCGTCAGCTCTACCCACGGGCGCTGGGGTGGGAAGGTGAAATTCGCAACCATTTGGTGATGGTGGTGTATCTCGCCGCACTTGTTGCAAACACGATCACAGGCAGTAAGGTAATTACATCCTTTGCGGGGTATGCCTTTGCATTGATTCGCCACAGGCTCCTGCGCTGGCTGTGCTCGCTCCTTTAGGCTTGCATCGAGCCATTTATCCAGCCGGTCAATGTGTAATAGCCCTTCCTGCGCTGGCTGTGCTGCGGGTGGGGTGGTGTAAATAGGTTCCGCATCTTTGATTCGCGTCTGCCAATCGCTACCGCTACCGCTGTCGATGTACTTGTATCCGTAGCCATCGTAGTCATACCGCATAGCCACAGGCTCCTGCGCTGGCTGTGCTAGGGCTTCACACAGCCGTTCAATCTCCCGCACAGCCGCATGTTCGCGCTCGTTCTTTGGAATATTGGGGTTCATTAGCTCGGCAATTAGTTCGGCGTGTGGTGTTGCGTTTGCTTCATTCATCTGTCTTCTCCATCAAAGTTTTCAATGTGTTCTTGCAGTTCAACAATGCGGGCTGTTTGGCGCTCCAGCATTGCTTCTAAGTCTTCAATACGCTTTGCCATGCGCTGTTGCTCCTCAACCATGACTGCCATCGCGTCCCAGTCAGGCTTGAATTCTTTAGCCGCTTTAATTGCACGCTCGGAACACCACGCAATTACATTTTCCTCAGTCCATTCTTTTTGCGGTGGCTTGTAAGAAGCCCTCCAACTTTTGACCTCTGCTAACGCTTCTTCAAAGTTATACGGTAATCTTGAAAACGCCATGTCTTACTCCTTAATGCCGTGGGCGGCTTCGATGGCTCTGGCGAATGCCAAATCAAACTCATGGGTGGGCGGTGACTTGTTCCATTTCATGCGCTCACGGTCAAGAATTTGTGCAATCTCATAGCTTCTCAGCGGCTTGCGCTGTGGTGCGGGTGGGGTGATGTAGAGTGGAATACCCGCCGAGCCATTTGTTACTTCACGCCAAACCCCATCAGTAAATTTAGCGAATTTACCTACAGGCTCCTGCGTTGGCTGTGCGTACAGCCCCAGCTCTTCTGTGACCTCCACCAGCTTGTCTAGGGCTGCTGTCCTCTTACTCTTGAATCCTGTCATAGCTACCTCTCTACATAAAAATTACGGGCATACAAGGGCAACATTAGACGATGATGATAGGTAATAGCCATCACGGTCTAACTCACCCTGGGGGTGTCCAACATGGGGTTTAACCCTTATGTTGTTCTGCTGCTTCATTTATCAGGGCGCGAGTCTGTCGCGTACAGTGTCAACCTTCATCAAGCCTAATTCCCTGTTTATCGCTTGGGGCAGAACCCTCGCGCAGCCGTTCCCCTTGGGTCAAGCTGAGTGCTTTCCTTCCGCGCAGCGACACATGACGCCCTTGCTAACGTGCGGAGTACGGTTACCGTGAAAAGGACAAAAAAAAGCCGCTTACTGCTGCACTAGTGGAAACCCTCTAAAGGGTAGTGCATGAGTAAACGGCCTTCTGTCTGTCGGTTTCCACGCCAACAGGGGCGAATGTATCACATGAGAATCAGGGCTGCAACAAATCCCCCAAAAAAGGCTAGGACATGGGTAAAAAACAACAGTCCATAACCTCGCATCTCTGCCTCCCACACAGGGTCAGGCGCGTGGGGGAATGCCTCTTGCAGTGTGCGCGGGTAGGTGCGCGTGGTGTGATTCCTGACGGGGCAGTTGTGTCCTTGGTCACAGTCATAGTCGCAGCAGTTCATCTGGGTTTCCTCATCAGTCCCTCTATCACTCCGGTTTCGTCTGTCACTTTTTCAAGTAGGCGCATGGCGTCTTGTATCTCTGGGGGTTGGTTCTTAATGGGCATCACCATATCAGAACCTTCGTACCGGTTGCTATACCAGCCCACAAACCGGCGCAGCAGCTCTATCATCTCAGGGGCGCAAACCATCATGCGCGCGTAGGCGTAGGAGTCCTCTGGGGTTATGGTCTCCCGCGCTGGGAAGTTGGCAATAGTGGTGCTGTGAACGCCTGGGCGCTTTACGGTGATGCTAATGGGGTTGGTCTTCCAGGTGTCGTGCTTGACCAGCCGCCAGATTTCGGGGTTCATCATGGTTTGCCTTACAAGTAGTTGAACAAAAGGGATGCGAGTGCCAAGCCAATGGCGATGGCGAGCGCGTAGTCGAAAAGGGGTGAACGTCTGCGCGTGGGGGTGTAGTGTTGTCGCATGGTGTGCCCCTTATTTGTTCAACATGCAGTCGCGCAGGGTGCGCATTTCATCAGGCCATGACTGCCCGCAGATGTAGCTTGCCCCTTCATCGTCAAGGGTAACACGCGAGTAAATGCCATGCTTTTGCCAAATAGACAGTGGAAGGTTCAGCATACGCGCCAGCTTGTCTTTGGTGGCACTGCGGCAGCCCTTGCCTACCATTGCCACAATATCGGCCTTCTGCGCCTCTGTGAGCGCGTGTGTGCCTTCTGCAAACTTGGCATCGTGAATCAGGTTGTAGAGGTTTGAATTTGACATGGAAACTTCCTTCTCGGTTAATGGCTGCGAGAGTGCAAACCCCATAGCCCTACATGTAAGGCTATGAGAGTGCACTAAATGGGCGAAATGATTCGGTTTAGGGCTGTCTGAATGTGATTGTCGTCAAGGTATTTGTAAAGCGTATCGCATAGCCACGGCGTTAGCCCCGCTGCCCTCACTGCATCCCATTGAAAACGGCGCGTAGTCAGTCCGGAGGCCGCATAGCGTGAACGATAATAATCCGTGTTGAACTTTTCCAATGCTTGCGCCATGTGCAAAAAATGTTCTTGAGTCATTTTCATGGTGTGCCCCTTAGTTAAGCAAAGCACGGCATAGAGCGTCACCCTCTGCGGTGTCGATAGCGGTGCGGATAGCGTCAACGTACTCGGCGTACTGGGGGTGCGTAGGGCGTAACTGTACGCCTCCCGCCTTACGCTTTGACTCGATGACAAGGCCGGAGCTATTCAGCAAATAGGCGGCGTAGTGTGCGGATTCATGGATTGTCAGCATGGTGCACCCCTTAGTAGTTAGCGTTGACATAGTTAACAAGGTCAACCACTGCCTTTGCTATCGGCTGAGTGTTGGCGTATTCAGTCAGTAAACGTCCAAACTCATCATCCTCTAAAAGGATGTAGTCATCTACAAAGGTGTGACCTGACACCATGCCCAATATTGTGCGGGCTTTCATCACGTTGACGTTAAGAGTAAGCATTTCGGTACTACCTTTCTAAGTCCCTGCCTGATGTTAGACAGTGACTAGATTATACGACTATTCTGATAGTCTGCAATAGCCTGAGCGTAAATAGTTATGCTTTTTTTGCATGATGCTAGATGCCCTGGCATTGCCCTAGCCAGTAGCGTGACGCTGAAAACACCCGTTGTGTTTACATAGCTACCTAGGTATACTTAGTCTGTAAAGACTATAAATTATCTATGTGTTTAGTCTGTAGGTAGTCTGTTCCTTTTTTGTATGGGGCATTGGAGTGACTTCCACATCCCGTTCACCCCAGACTATCGCTCCCTCCTAGTCGATAGCTATTGCCTATGGGCTGGGCTGGATTGACCTAGCGCACCTACCGCACCGGCTCCCCGTGGCCAAGTGAGATGGGTTTCAGATGCTGTGTGGTGTGACCTCCACACCTCGTCCCCCCCAAAAAAAAATATGTTTCTGGCTTCTGTGCTACCATTTGGTTATTGGTAGATTGGAGAAGATGATATGCTAGAGATAAAGAGAGAGAGCGGTTATGCAATTCCCCCTGCGCGGGTGGTGTACGCCTATCCCTACGATGAGATGGATGTGGGCGATAGCTTCACGGTTCCGGTAGCGTCCAGGGCTAGGGTGCTGAACGCCAACTACAGGGCCGGTAAACGCCTACAGAGGGTGTTCATAGCCAGAACAGAGGGAGACCAAATTCGTATTTGGAGAACGGCTTAATGTCTGACAGAGTTCAACTGGAAATGGCAGAAGCACGGATGTTGGTTGCGAGTTACTTTGCAGCCAAGCGTAGTCACGGGGTTGTGGCTGCTAACAAGTTCCTCGAAAAACAGTTGAAGAAGTTGGAGAAGTCGTACGGTAAGAAGTCGGACGAGAGACTGAAACAGTACATGCGGGTAGTGGCAGACACAGAACTATTGGTGGACGTATGAAAGTTGCGGTGGTTACTCCTTACTACAAGGAGTCTGTGCAGGTGCTGAACAATTGCAGGGCTAGTGTGATGAAGCAGACCTACTCTGATGTCCAGCATTACATGGTGTCAGACGGGCATCCACAACAGCCTAATTTTGCTTGCTTGCCCAACCACATAGCTTTACCCCGCTGTGATGACTACGGGGATACGCCCAGGCTGGTGGGCTGTGCCGTGGCAGATGCGCAGGGTGCAGACGCTATCCTGCTACTGGATGCTGATTGCTGGCTAGACCCTGACCATGTAGAGCGTATGGTGGACACCATGCTTGCAAAAGACGTATCTGTCGTTACCTGTCCTCGTAAGCTGTGGAGGATGGATGGGACGTATATGGGTGTGGACAAAGAGTCAGATGGTGAACGGTTCAACGACACTAACTGCTACCTTGTCAGACGGGATGCGTTTCACCTCTTCCGCGCTTGGGGACTGAAAGACAAGAAGCTGGCTATTGTGGATGACAGGGTGTTCTGGGCTACGGTGCATCATCATGGTGTGTCTATGGCTCGCAGTAAGAAGGCTACTGTCAACTACCCCACCAGCTTTGCCTTTCACTACACAGAGAGAGATGAGCCTGTGCCGGACGGGGCGAAGGTCATAGTCCAGCAGGGCGAAGAGTTGAAGATGGTCAGTTACCCAGAGTTTGTCAAACTAACAGGAAGAACGAAAGTATGAAAGTAGAGATACACACCCTTGCATGGCCCAATACAGATGTGAGGATGTTGCAGTCGCACAGTGATGTGTGTCTTCATCTGGGAGTGCCGGTGGCCTACACCCTGGAGAAGGTTCCTCACGGGCAGTGGATGGACTCCATCTTGGCTAACAGCACTGCTGACGTTGTAGGCTTCCTAGACATTGACTGTGTGCCTACCAACAAAGATGTGGTTGACAAGGCTATCCAGTGGGCGGCAGAGAACAAGTCTTTTGTTGGCATTGCCCAAGCAAGCAATCACATCTTGCCCAAGTCCCATATCTTTGCTGCTCCTGCTTTCTTCTTCATCTGGCGTGAGACATGGCTGGAGATGCAGCGTCCTACTTTCTCCGAGACTCCTAACGGGGATGTGGCAGAGAACGTGTCGTACGCAGCCGAGATGTCGGAGATACGCTACAAGACTCTGTACCCTACCCACTGGACGACAGAGCCGGAGGAAGGACTGTGGCATCTGCATACCTACGGGTTGTACGGCATAGGCACTCACTTTGAGGGCGGCGTGTACCACCTGTACCAAGGTCGGTTGGAGAGGAACGTACAACTGTTTGTCAACACTTGCAAAGCCATCATAGACAACTGCTTCAGCACCAGTGAACTCAATGACGTTCGCAAACCTTACGCTGGAAAGATTGTGAAGTGAACTTCAACCTCCAGCACTTCTACAAGTTCTGTAGCGAACTCAAGATTGAGACAAAGGAAGAAGGCCTCAAGAAAATGGGCAATCTTCTGGGGACGCAGAAGTATGTGATGAACGAAATAGCACAAGGGCTGGACGATGACATCCACTTCTTTGTCATTCTGAAAGGACGTCAACTTGGAATTACAACTATCTCGCTGGCGCTTGACCTTTATTGGCAATTCACCCACCCTGGATGGCAAGGTACATTGGTTGCGGATACAGAAGAGAACAGGGACATGTTCCGGTCTACACTTGGCATGTACATGGAGGGTCTCCCCAAGGAATACAAAATTCCGCTGGTTGCCCATAATCGAAACCAAATGGTGCTCAAAAACAGAAGCCGAATTTTCTACCAGATTGCTGGCAATAAGTCTCGTCTGGGGCAAGGTAAGGCGATTACTTACTTGCACGGTACTGAAACAGCATCTTGGGGAAATGAAGAAGGTCTAGCGTCCCTGATTGCATCCTTGGCAGAAAAGAACCCTGAGCGTCTGTACATGTTTGAGAGTACAGCGCAGGGCTTCAACATGTTCCACGACATGTACAAGACTGCCAAGTTTGCCAAGACACAGCGAGCAATCTTCTGCGGCTGGTGGCGTAACGAGTATTACACCGTGGATGC